GGTTCGGGTTCGGGTTCGGGTTCGGGTTCGGGTTGTAATGGATAAATAATTCTTGTATGCGATGTATTTGCTCTAACAAGATAATTATTACTGTATGAAATCTTGCTAGGATTGAAGTGTGTAAGAATGGGTTGTTCGCGATTATAATCAGGATTAAACATGAATTTATGTATTTCAAATATCTGTGAAGGAAACAATTCTTGATCAAATATCATAAGTTCTGATATGGCGAAGTCACTGTTGTATGAAGAATCACGAGGATTGATCATCAATTTATGTCCCGCTCCGGCTTTGCCGTATGACGTATTATCTTCTGTCCATGGATAACGCATACCGATTGCATGACCATTTGCTACTACATTGAAAGGTATCTTTGTATTAGAAACATCACTTCCATTTGTTACTTGGATAATAAGCCAGTCTGTAAGTTCTTGTACGATTCCAAATTGTGTATTAGGTTTTGGGAATAAGAAATTATCTGTATCAATTCTGTATTGATTATTGTACCAGTAAGAATTAGGATTATTGTTGTTACTTAAATCGGCCCAAGGCGTTGTTAGAAATCCAGCCTTACTTTCATATCTTTGGTTTTCGTAAGATGCATCCGGAATACCATGAGACCAAACGGTACCTATGCGTTTATAAGCATTAGTGGAATTATTAGAGATGTCACCATGATGACCAAAGAATGTCGCTCCACCTGTAAACTCATTTGTATTACCAGAACTATATGTTTCTGCATTAGACAAATCCGTTGTTAAAATACGTCTTGTATTATTGGTTCCGGTGTATCGTATTAAAGCACATAGTGTATATTTTTCGGGTAATGTTGGAAATGTTAGCTCGGTTTCGGTTGTTCCCACGAGTTCTGGTACCGTCCTTTCAACGGCGCGATTAACCGTTCCTTTTGTAAACATATTGCTGTTCTGATACGATAAATATCCCGATGTAAGTGCATTCGTTAAATTAGGACCGGAACCGATATTATACCAGACATTTTTACCGATGTCATAATTTTGTGCCCTGAACCAATGTAATGGGTTAATGGAAATAGGCAATTGCGGTTCAGGTTCAACTTCAAACAATATTTCGGGTTCGGGTTCGGGTTCGGGTTCTGGTTCGGGTTCGGGCGGTTCGGGTTCTGGTTCGGGTTCGGGTTCGGGTTCGGGTTCAGGTGGAATAGTGGGGGGCTGTTTGGTGGGCGGTAGAAATATTTCGGGTTCTGGTTCGGGTTCGGGTTCGGGTTCGGGTTCAGGTTCGGGTTCTGGTTCGGGTTCGGCAGGTATATTATTAAGGGCAACGTCAAAATCTTCAACAACATTTAATAGTTTTGCAATACTGGTGGTAGTAATAATATCATTCATAACGGTTGTTAATGTTGAGTTAATTTGATTTCTTGAGTAAATTTGGTTCATTTCAATGTTATCGACTAGGTTGTTAGTCAATTTGATATAATCTGATACACCTGATATAGAAGACTCGGTGTTAATTTGTGTTATCATGGAATTAATTACGTCGGTGTCTGTTAGAGGACTGTTGCTTGTCAATGCTTTTCTTACAGAATTTAGTAATGATATGGCTTTAAATGTTTGAACGTCTCCTGTGGATATAGGGTCTATTTCTAATTTACAATTAAATTTACTTTCAACATTTGTTTTAATATTAGTTAAATTAATTCCAGGATTTATTACTGATGGATTAGGTGTGTATTGTTTTTCAACAATTGTTGTTAAAAATGAAATTACTAATGTATCAAGATTTAAATCTACTATCGCAGACATTTCTCCATTGAATGCTATTCCTGACGACACTTCATAACCACCTTTAGAAACTAATCGCGCATAATTTAATCCAACGGATTTTAATACCGCAACATTAATAAATAATTTGCCATTAGCATCGGTTGTAGATGTCAAATTCGGTTTGGCAGAAACACCGTCGTATATTATAGAGTAATCATTCGGATTGTAAACTTTGATTGTAGCAAATGCCAAATAACCATCGATTACTTTTACAGATCTATTATCTATATTCAGTATCTTAATTTTTTTGGGTATTTCTACATTAATCGGAATATTTTTAGTTCTTGTTTTGTATTTTTTATAAAAATCGGTGTTTTTCCATGCGATAGTTTGTTCTTCTTGTATTGATAACAGGTCTTTCCATTGATTAGTTTTTTTTTCTTCGTATTTAGATGAAAATATGGTGTTATTTGGATCAGTTTTTAAACCTGCCGAATAAGAAATATTATAATTAGGCATACCGATTAAACCTGTAGGTTTTGTAGATTGTGATATTTTTTTCAGCATAGTATTTTCAACGGAAGGTTCATTTAGTTTGTTTAGAACGCGTGTGCCGTCTGAAGATATATCTGAGACATTTGTGTATCCTGTGAAATTTAGTTCGGTATATTCAGATGCCCAAGAATCTTTTGGATCCACATTTACAAAAGTATTCAAAAAGCATTCGGTTGTATCTCTACCACATAATGTGATACCTTTTGCGAGATCGTATAATTGAGAATAACTTTCGGCATAATTCAATTCACCTGTGTCATTTATTTTAGTTTCTTGATATTTAAGAGCTTCGTTATTGTTGTCATTATATAAAATGGTCGCATCATCCTTTAAGTTTTTGATTTTAGTTTTTTGCCTAACAACGTCGGTAAATTCGCCTGCATCTAAGGTTGGATAATCTTGTTCATATGATGTATTTTTACTATAAGATATTTTACTGATAGTAATATCAGATTCTGCGTTGTATTCGGCTTTGGATTCGGCTTCGGTATTACTACAATCAGTCATTTTTTTAATAACACCAATTGTAGAACCGCTTGGTTTAACGTTTTTTTTGGTACATTTTTCTGTTAAATTTTTATGTCTTTCTGAATAAGAAAAAATACTTTTTACGTTTTCATATGCGCGATAGGATGCTTTTGCAATATGTTTGTATGTGATGGTATTTTCTTTAGGTTTTTTTATATCGCAGTTTGTTGATATATCGAGTACTTTATTTTTTAAAATATTGATTTTATCACTGGAAAATTTTTCTTGTGTATCATTTGTATAGGTTCTTAATATAGAATATTTTTTTTTGGTGTAATCTTTATCTGTATAAATAATATTACTACAATCAGTTAGTTTTTTTATTTTTGTTTCTGATACACAGGTATTTTTGATTGCTTTAACTTGTTCGCTTGAATTTTTGATTATGTTTGCATTCTCAAAAGTTCTTAAATTCTTAGTTTTTTTCTTTGTTAATGTATAATCTTGATTTTTAATAATATTACAAGATGTATCTGTTCCGAGTGCTTTATTTTTTAATTTTGTAATTCTATCACTAGCAGAATTTGATGTTACATTAGATTCTAATCTTTTCATCTTATATGTATAATTCTCATATATTAAATTGAAGTTATTTAATATATAAATGATATTAATTATTATGTCGTTTTTGACTTTTTGTTGTAAAAATATTAATTGGGAAAATACGAAACCTTTTGTACCTAATATAAAAAGGGCTAAGGTGATAAAGGTATATGATGGTGATACAATAACAATTGCTTCCAAAATCCATTGTATGGATTCTAATTATTATAGATTTTCAGTAAGACTTGCAAATATAGATTGTCCAGAAATAAGAACGAGTAATGAAATTGAAAAAGAATATGCAATCAAGGTAAAAAACAAATTGGAAGAGTTGATTTTAAATCAATATATTGATTTAAATATCATCAAATCTGATAAATATGGTAGATTATTGGCAATCATTTATTATAATAATAAATGTATTAATGATTGGTTATTAAAAATTCATTTAGCGGTAGATTATAAAGGCAAAACGAAGGTTTCACCTGAGAATTGGAAAGAGTATTATGATGAGATAACATTTGTTGCGTTCGAGGATTTTAATCATACATGTAAGTGAATCTAAGGGTGCAACTCCAGTCCAAGTTATTCAAGTCTATAATTCTACCAAATTCATCAATGATTGAAAGTTTTAATTTTTTAATGGTTACCGGTCCAAGATATTTACGTGAGACCAAATATAATGGGTTACTGTTTTGTGCATCTAATGTTTTTTTGGTTATGCTTATAGGTGTCATGTTATTTTTACTTATTTTTGTAAATATGTCTTTTGAATTATAGGAATCAGTATAATTAATAATATTTGATTCTATATGATTTCCTATAAAATCATCAATTACAAGATAAAAATAACTACTTGATAATAAGTTTGCTGGCGATTCTCCTACATAACTCGTAGAACCGGTATATTTTGCACTTTTATATCCCATCATAAATCCAAGTTTTTCTCTTACTGATAAATTTGAATATGTATTTTGAAATGTTCCATTACTTATATCTACTGAAGTACCTGGATTTAAATTAAAATATAATTCAATTCCTGACAATTCAACGTAGCTTACATCTGGATTAGCATATCCAGAAATATCACTTGTGTTTATATTGTTTACACCTATTGTTATCTTATTAGAATAGCTTGAATAATTTGCTACTATTCTTTGATTACCTGTGGATGTACTGTTTGATAATATGGGTCGTGTATAGTAATAATTGTCTAATGGCGTTGAACTTGTATGCTTAGCAGTAATTGCAGCATCCCAATCCGTTGTAAATACATTGTTATTCAAATAGTAAACTAATGTATCTATGGTCCAATTTCCGTCTGGTATTGATACGTCAAACGTAAAGTAGTTTACAGAAGTATCTACACCTCCTTGATCCTCGGTTCCTTTCTTGGCTACTATAATAAAACTGTTATTACCTAACAATTCGGATATTTGATAGTAGGAGTCAGGTATGTCAATTTCATGTAAAGACATTTCAATCGCGTTATTAATAACATATGGTAGTGTAAATGTTACATCAGAAGCACTTGTACTATAATAATTTTTACGAAATTTACTATCAAAATGAAGGTATTTATTAAGTGTATTTACAGAAATTGGATTCATTTTATTTTCATTACTTTCATTATGATGCTCAATCAAAAAATTATCATATTTTTTTAACTTTTGTTTAACATCGGATAAAAATTCTTCCAACTCTTCTTTAACCTCGGGACGTTTTTTTAATGATTCTGTTTGAACTATTTGCACTTTGTTAAAAAGTTCTTGATTGGTATATGGATTTATTAATGATAACATTTCCTCTAAATCCTCTTTTGAATACTTATTAATATCAAACTCAAACTTATTCATTTAAATATAAATAATATTGATATTATTTATATTTAAATTGAATCTTATTATTCATCGTTGATTATTACGTTAAATTGTAAAGCATAATGGCTTGCAAGTCTAAGGTTGTTGAAATTGAAGAAGATTTTCACAAATCTAATATTGCTCCTGATAAACTTACTGAAATATGTAAGCAAATCATTTTTAAAATTACCGAATTAACTGAGCAAGCAATAGTTCCAGATGTTAAACAATTGAATAAGGATTTGTTAAAAATGATGCGACGTAAAGAAGGAATGATTCGTAAAAGCGATGTTATTTTGGTTTATCGTAAAATGATTAATACGGGTGAGATCAGCAAAAATATTACTGTATGGTCGCTTTTACAGAAATGTAAAACACGAAATATGTCGGGTGTATGTGTTATTACATTGCTTCTTGATCCATTTCCTGATGGGCAACCTTTTAGTTGTAAACACAATTGTTATTACTGTCCTGACGAATCTAAGAAAAATGGTGCTGAACAGGATATGCCGCGGTCTTATTTACTTTGGGAACCAGCGGTTCAACGTGGATTTCGCAATGGTTGGGATGCGGTACGTCAAATGTTGGACCGCCTAAATAGCTTATACAACTGCGGTAACGAAGTAGATAAATTAGAAATTATTTTGGAAGGTGGTACATACACCGAATATCCAACTGAATACTTGAAACGTTTTCATAGAGATATATTTTGGGCAGCAAATACATATTTTGATAGCGTTAAACGTGAACCTTTATCTGTTAAAGATGAAATTATTATTAACCAAACTGCAAAAGTTCCTATTATTGGTGTATGTATTGAAACACGCCCTGATGCTATTAATAGTGATTGGTTAATTTCGTTTAGAGAATGGGGTGTTACACGTATTCAATTGGGTTTGCAGCATACAAATGATGCGATCTTGAAAAAAGTAAATCGCGGTCATACAGTAAAAGACGCGGTTGATATTATTAAAGTCCTTAAAGATAATTGTTTTAAGATTGATCTTCATTTGATGCCTGACTTGCCATTCTCTACTCCGGAACTTGATAAAAAGATGTTTCGGGATACATTTTTAGAAAGCGATATACAGCCTGATCAAGTAAAGATATATCCTTGTGAAGTTACACCTTACACTGTTATTGAAAAATGGTATAATGACGGAAAGTATACGCCATATGCAGAAACCAACCCTGATAGTTTGGTGGACGTGGTTAAATATGGGATGGAGATTTGTCCGCCTTGGGTAAGAATACCGCGCGTAGTGAGAGATATTCCACTGCATTATGTAAAGTCTGGAAACATGTATCCTAATCTTAGACAAATTATTGACGATAAATTCAAAAGTCAAGGTATCCATTGTAAGGATATGCGCACTCGTGAAACTGGAAGAAATCCTAATTATCTTCTTAAAGACGCTATTTATGTTATTAGAAAGTATTATGCATCAGGTTCCTGGGAATTCTTTATTTCATTGGAAAGTAAGGACGAAGTTTCATTGTTTGCATTTATTCGGTTGAGAATTCCTCCGCATGATCACAAGCCACTATTTGAATGTCTTAAAAATAAGGGGTTGGTTAGAGAGTTGCATGTATATGGAAATTTGATTCCTGTAGGCGTCAAAAATAATACTAATATTGCGGTGCAACATAAAGGAGTAGGTAAAATTTTACTTAAAAAGGCGGAGAGAATCGCGTTTTTAAATAATTGTAAAGGAGTGGCAATTATTTCAGGTGAAGGCGTTAAATACTATTATCGTGCACGTGGTTATCACGAAAAAGAGACATTTATGGTGAAAGAATTTATTAATTTATATAGTTGGATCAGATATTTATCTTATGTGATGCTTATTATTCTCTTTAGCATGTGCAATTACTAACTATTGAAAATTTATAATTCTTACCGCCTTTCTGTGCTATTGGACGTGTGCCGTTTGGATTATCAGCTTTTAAAACCGCTCTACCTTTCTTTTTTGCTAAATAACGTGCATACGAATCATGTTTTACACTCACCCCTTTTTTTGCTACTTGCTGGGCAGACCCTGTTGTGGCTGTTCTGTCTGCCATTTTATTTATACCTGTATTGTCATATACTACATTACTTGAAAGATTCATAGCATATTCACTGGACGAAACACGCACAACATTTTGTATTTGTTTTTGACGTTGATCTAACAACTTTTGCGAGTCATACAAACATTCACTCATATATATGGGTGTATATAAAATTGAATAATAATAAATAATAAATAATATATACATCATATCGTGTAATATAAATAATATGCCAAGTAGTATTGACGATGATTTACGTATTTTTGTACAAACCGAAAATCCAAAAAAATATGGAACTTCATCATACAACAGATACGAAAAATATAAGGTTGCGTCTACAATAGGAGAGGCACGTAAATTAGGTGCAACGGCACCTGATATACGTTTTGATCGTACACATGGTTATATTTCTTTGCCTGGTTTAACAGACCTGAATTATATTAACACAAAAATGTTTGAGTTAATTAAACAAAATGAAATGTTATCTCAACGTTTGCAAAAAGTAGAACAACAGTTAAAAGAAATGAATAAACGCACCGATTATATAGAATTGTTGGATGAATACAAACCTAAGAAATCTTTTCAAGAATTTTGCGATTCATCAGGTATATTTACTATACACAAAGAAGTATTTGAATATTTATACAATAATAATTTATTTGAAACAGTAAAAAGAACATTTTATAATTATTTTGATAATACTGATCCACCAATAAGATGCTTTGCTAAAAAACTCAATACATTCTATATTTATAACGGAACTATATGGGAGTTAGACAAAGATAGTAATAACGTTCATAATATGTTTAAAATTATTATTAAATCATTAATCGCATATTTTGTAAACTGGGAAGATGAATGTTATAAAGATGGATCTGATAAAATAATGCTATTATACATTGATGTTAACACACAAATTTATTGTGATGTTAAAAGTGTTTTACAAAAACTGAAACATATGCTTTTTAATGATTTAAAATGTTTGGCTAATAAGTGATTTAATTTTTAGATTTATTTACTATTCCAAAATTATTTTTAGTTAATCCATATAAAAAATAAAAAAAAGACATTACAAAAACTATTCCCATAAGAATATTTATGATGTTTGATAATCCACTAAATACATCTTTTTTATTTATTTTATCGTCGTCTTCATCATCCAGTTTGTTAATTTTATTGAATTTTAATTTTCCTAAAATACTGCTCATATATAGATTATAAATATATATATATTTATAATCTATTCGTAATCTCTAATAGATATACCTACTGGAAATCTTGGTATACCATCATTTGTAAGCTCGAAATATTTTACTGTCATCATTTTGCCAATATATTTGTCGACATTTTTTAACATTTCGCCTCTATATTCGCGGGTTCCTTTTGGTCGCACTTCAAATGTTTTTCCGTCGGTTGTCTTACATGTGAATATAACAGTATTTTTGTCATTGCCCTTCCCTTCTTTATAGTTTGTAATTACGAATTCATCGTCAAGGAATGATTTATATTTGAGAAGTGAGGAGCTTCTGTGATCGGGTTGATATACACCTTCTATTGTTCTAATTATTAATCCTTCGTATCCTTGTTTTACATAATCTTCGTGTGCTTTTTCTAGTTCATCTAAATTATTTACTTGTATCAATTTGGTAATTTGAATAGGAATATCAGGTGATTTAATTACTTTATTTAGCAACATCCATCTATTTTTAAATATAGTTTCTATATTTTCTGTATCATAAATATCGTATAAGTGGTATTCTATGTTTTCCTCTTCTGAGTTTTCTGTTTTACTGTTGATTATACCTGTTGCTTGTTGAAACGTTAGTTTAGGATTCATTCCAAAACTACCTAATTCTCCATCCAGTTTTAAATTCTCTGGTATATTGAATTTTTTTAATGCCTCTTTTATGTGATTTAAAACACCTATTTGTTTACCTGTTCGCGTTTCTAACTTTATAGTATCACCTTCTCTATACGCGATACAACGTACACCATCTAATTTAGGTTGGCAGGCATACGGATAATTTATATTTTTCTCTTTATCAAATGATTTTGCCAACATTGGTCTAAATGAAACTACACTTTTTGATGCATCTAAACTATATAATTCTTTGTTTTTTTTGTCATCCCATAACTTAGATGCTCTTTTTACTGCCTTATCGTCGTCTTTTAATTCTGTTGGTTTAGATTTTATCAATTTACCATCTACAACTCCATGTTCTGTGTACATTTTGTTGCCTTCCACCAAAACTCTCCATTGTCTTAGTTTATCTTTATTATCTATTTTATATAGTATTTTTGTATATTCTGTTTCTATATCCGGTTCTATTTTATGCACTATTTTTAATTTGGCATCTAGTGGGACTTTGGCTTCTGATAGGACTTTGGCTTCTGATAGGACTTTGGCTTTTGGTGTTTTTATAATTATATCTCGGGCATCTTTTCTTTCTATTGGTGTTTTAAATTTCAAATTCAAAAAGTCAAATATACTTTTTTCGGTGGGAAATGTATCGGTGATTATATCGCCTTTTACCTTTCCTTTGAATTCGCTTAATCCATGTTCGTTTAAAGTTAAGTCAACGTCCGTTGCGTGTCTTCGCATGGCGACGTTGAAGGCTTTACTACCTGTAAAATATAATACAGCAAATGCATATTCTTTTTTTGGAGAGTAAAGAAAGTCTATACGCCTGGCTTTCTTTCCTGGTAATTGTGCTATTGTTAGTTTTTTTACTTTGCCATCTGTAAGCATTTCAATCACTAACTTTCTTTTTATCAATTCTTTTATAAAATTATTAAATGTCATTTCGTCATTTACAATAATATCTATATCACCCGATGTGGTGGCACCTCTTCTAAAACTGCCTACTATTTCATATTGTGCATCTGGTTCTTTTGTTTCTTCAAACACTTTGTCAAAAACTTTTTTATAATTTATGATCTCTGCACGTGGAATTCTCTCTAGTATGTCATAGTAATAATTTAGACCTATTAATTGTTTGTCATTTAATTTGTCTTTGTTTTTATATAGTTGTTCAATTGTTGTGATATTATCGTCATCTATTAGTTGATTTGCTTTTTTAGGACCTATCCCATAAACGTTCGTTAAAACGTTCACAGGATTATTTCTTTCTTTTTCAAGAACTTCAAGTGTGCCTGTTTTAAGGTATTCTTCATATTTATATGTAATAGATTTACCTATACCTGGTTTATTTTCTAATTGTTTTACACTTAGAAGTTCTTCGCTCATTTCCATTATGGTTTCTTGTGCTTTTTTATAAGCACGTGCTTGAAAGAGATTCCCTTGTCTATTCATTATATCTTCAAGTTCCCCAAGCATGTTACCAAATTTTTCATTATTTCGTATTATAATCAATTTCTTCTTCATTGTTCGTTTACTCATGTTATTATCTAATAATACAATTTTATATCAATTTTTTATTAGAATTCTTAAAATATTCTTTCATGAATTCTTCATCAATCAATTCGTCTATATATCTTTTCTCGTATAGTTTTTTTACGGATTGTTCTTGTAAATTTTTCTCTATAATCTTTGTAATTTTTTGTTTTGGTAGTTTATCAAATTTATCCATATATAGTATTATTATATAGTATTATTATATATGTTCGGGATGAAAAAAGTATATGGCACTAGCAGTGTGAGACTTAATGGTAAAAAAATTAAGCGCATTGAATATGACGGAGAATCAGACGGGCATCGTATGGTTTTAAATGTAATTGATAATGGTTATGAAAAACAATTTATAATTCCTGAAACTAATATGCAAGACTTTTACAATAAACCACTACATATGCGAAACCATATGCAAAGAAAAAAACAAAAAACTAAAAAATGCAATATGAAGCCTATTCGTATAAATCCACGGATAATGCCACATAAGCGTATGCAACCACGTCTAATATTACATAAGCCTATGCAACCACGTCTAATATTACATAAGCCTATGCAACCCCGCATTCGCCGTCGTCCACGTGCGCGTACGCGTACGCGCCGTTATCGCAGACGTTCACCTTCTTCGCGGTCGCCTTCGCGTCGTTCGCCTTCGCGTTCGCGTCGTTCGCGTTCGCGTCGTTCGCCTTCGCGTTCGCGTCGTTCGCCTTCGCGTTCGCGTCGTTCGCGTTCGCGTCGTTCGCCTTCGCGTTCGCGTTCGCGTCGGATAAATGTAAATAAATATATTATAAAGTAGCAGCATGAGGTATTTTTATGATATTTTTTAAAAGAACTTCTTCATTGGGGGTATATTTTTTTGTTTGATTATTTGATTTGTATAATTTTGCATATTCTTTATTCATTTTTTTTAAATAATAACTTGATACATAAAGCAACTTATAAATGTCGTCTTCATAAATACACTCTAAGTGTACGCTATGCAAGGTTTTTATATAGTTTATAAAACTATTCGCTTTATCTATAGTATCATAATCAAACGAGAAACAGCCTATAATGTTGTTTTTATATTTATTCTTTACCGTATTTTCTACCTCATGAAACCAATAAATATTATTACAGTTATATTTATTTGCCTTTTCTACCAATACGTCTTTAAATGAGTAGACGTTTTGTTGCTTCATTAGATCTAACGATATTTCAATTGTGTACCCCATTACATATGCTTAATATTTTAATTTATATATTTTATGTAGGTAAAATTTACTTACATAAGTTATAAAACAATTTAACATTAAAAACTTTTATATTATATAGAAAATGTCTTATTTGCAGTTTGGAGGTATTAATCAAAATTTAAAGAGTAGTACTCTTGAAAACTTAAAAGTTAGTGGGAAATTATATGCGTTAGACGAGTCTACAATTAATAGTTGTAGATTTATAAAAAATTTTTCTTTTACAGAAGATACCAATATATTTGATTTAAATGCTTATAAAAGATTTTTTGAATTAAAAAAAGCAACCGAAATCTTAGCTACAGATAGAGTACCCTTAAATTATTTGGATGTCAGTTTCCTTGATATTAAGGAAGATATCAATATCACATCAATTATTCTAGAAAATACATTAAAATATAAAAATATAACAGAGACACAAAATCTAATTGTATTTAGAGACAACAATGAATATGGAGATATATCAGGTGAATCTAATATTACGCTCGGTTATCATACATTAAAAGATCTGGCAGGTAATTCTAATATAGCAATAGGTAATAAACCTGAAAGCCCTTACACGTATAGTTCGTCTTATTCTGATTATAATAATAATATTTTAATTGGGAATGGTATAGATTTTTCTAATAATAACAATACTAACAATATCGTCGTAGGTAATGATATTAAAATTGATAATAATAATACTATTTATATAGGCAATAATTTACACGATAGTTTAAAAACGTATGCACACTTAAATGTTTATAATGGTTTTAATGTTGGTTTAGATATTTCCAATAGTACGTTTGTTTTCAATAATATGAAAGATTATCTAGTTACACAAAGTAACGAGTCCTTTTCGGACGGTTTAAGTTATTATGGTGCTGAAAACTATATTAAACTTGATTCTGGCGGTGTTGATCCTTATTCGTGGAAAATATTATTACATGCTAATGATGAGCATGCACAGAGTCAGAACATTAATAAAGCTTTGATATTTATATCTCCTGAAGGTAATGCTTATTACCTTAGAAATGATCCTCGTTCTAACGACCAAGGGTCTCCAGGTGCCATTAATATTACAAGTTTTACAGGGCAACATAGTGTTATTTTATCTAATAACACTACAACCGAAGTTGGTAAAATTGTAGTCAGTTTGGGTAATTATAATAATTTTTCTTCGGGGAGTTTAAAAAATTTACCAAATATGAATGAAGCGCTTCCGTTGGTTTCATACACTAATATTAAAAATGATAAACGATGTTTTGGCGTAGTGTCTTATGCTACTAAAGTTCATCGTAGTAACGGTGAATATATTTACAATGAAGGTGTTTGGTCTACTAAAATATCGTCTAGTATATTTAAACAGCGGTGCTGGGTTAATAGTATAGGAGAAGGTGCTGTTCTTGTTACTGATTCTAACGGTAATTTTGAAAATGGGGATTTCATAACCACCAGTCACGATGAAGGTTATGGAATAAAGCAGGACGATGATATATTACACTCCTACACCGTCGCCAAAATCACCGAAAATATGGACTTTTCTGATTCGGCACGTGTTGTGGAAAAACTGTTAAATGGTGTAGTTAGAAAAACGTGTTTAGTAGGATGCACATACCATTGTGGTTAAGTAATAGTGATTTGTGCACTGATCTCTTTTAAGATATTTTCAAATTTTGTATCCTTACTATATAACTCTATCGGTTGGTCACCGCCCTGGTCCAGCAAATTAGTGTTTGAATATAAATAATCACCATTTCCATCTTTGTTTTTTATAGTGGTTTCATAAAAATGATAATTATTTTCATTTTTAATGGCCACATGAACTTTAACGTTATATTTTTTCTGATTTTTAATTAATGTTATTTTATCAAAATGTATTGTGTAACCACTAGCCGTAGATTCTTGATATCCATGTGATTTAGTTATTTTTAAATCAAAAATTTTCTCCAATATATCGTGTATATTGGTTTCTGTAAAATATTCTTGCATGGCGGCATGTTTTGTTAGGGTTTTGGATAAGAATTTAGTGGCTCCATATGCGTCGGCGGCGGCTGCGGCTTCGGCTTTGACTTTGACGAGGTCGTCGCCGGCGGCCTCGGCGCGGGCGAGGGCGGCGGGGCCCTCGCCCTCGGCGCGGGCGAGGGCGGCGG